AGTTATCTGTAAGTCCCAACTCAGCTCTGATTGAAGGAGCACGTACACCGACGTCTTCTTCAAAGTAAGCTCGGTCTACAAAATCTTTGTTTTTATTTTCGTTGTATATGTCGTATGCCACTAAGATAGCATCATCTCTTCTGCCTTCTGGTAATTCTACATTTATTACGCTGCCGTCAGGCATTTCAACTTGATATATTTTCATTGTCCTGTTTTGATAGCATCCAATCTTTTCTGTGACTCTTCTTTTGTAATAAAATCTGTAGCGGTAGTGCCTTCGACATCAGGACCTGCTATGTTTCTTGAATATGGAGCCTCTAATCCTAAGTCTGTAAATCTGCTTCTAGCTCTTCCAAAATCTCTGTTAGCTTGACGATATGATGCTAAGAATGTATCAAGCGTACGCTCTAAATTATCTTTAATCTCTTTTTCAGTTGCAAAAATATTGTCAATATCACCAACTAATTGTTGTGCTATTTGTCGGTCTACATTAGATATAGTTCGGCCAGACTCACCAGTTATGTTTTTGACTTGTCCCTGAGCAAAATATCTTAGCAAAAGCTTGGCCTTCATTCGATTGTTTTCAGGGACATCCATCTTAAAATATTGCGCACCTCTAATTAAGACTTCCTCTAATTGTGGGAAAAAACCTGCGACGCCACCCTCTTCGACTAATCCTAGAGCTTCTCTTAAAACTGTTATACCAACATCAACAGTGTCTAACTCTTTGATAGCATCACTTAAGTCCTGCTCATAATCAAATCTATTTTCTGCAAAATTACCAATCAAGTTTTCACGTACCTCTAACTCTTTTTTTGCTTGAGCTTCTATAGCTTTTTGTTCTTTTTCTGTTTCTTCACTTAATTTTTTTCCAAGACTAATCATACCCTCTGCACGTGTCATACCAGGCTCATAAAAATTTGATAAAGCACTTGTAAGTCTGCCAAAGCGTTTTGCTCTGTTTTCTTTTTTCGTTTCTTTCTCTAGTCGCTCTGCCTCTTCATCATAGCCATCTCTTTTGGTTACGGACCTATCTTCTGGTGCTGGTGTTGGCGCTGGAGTTGGAGCTGGTGTTGGGGATGGATCTGCGGTCAAAGCATCTAATTCTTCTTGAAAAGCGTCAGACGCCTCTTGTTGTTCTTTTGCTTGTATCTTTTCTTCATCTAAAGCAGCTATTTCTTCAGCATCTAATGTGGCTGCATCAAATACAGTAGAAGCACCTCCTATAACACCAGCGCTGCCTATAAGTTGTCCTGCAGGCCCTAATTCTAGCTTACCTGCCCCCTGCATTACACCTCCTGGTATTTCAACATCACCACGACGCAAAAATGGATTTCTACTAAATTTAGGTATGAATTTAGCTGCACCTTGAGTTATCCCAGACAAAATCCCAGCTCCACCCAGTCTCATTAGTAAAGGAGCAGTTGCTAAAGTGCCCGCAAGCTTTAAACCACCTTGCTGTCTTTCTCGTATATTTGCTTCTAAGGCTCTTTCTTCTAGACTGCGAGGATTGCCAAACTCATCTACGCTTGGAGCAAGATTTAGGTCTATAGCTCTAGAACTTCTTACCTCACCGTCGTTTCCTCGGACTACAAAAAAGAACTCTGTGCCATCTTCTGTATCTACACGTTCTATACTTTCTGTACCAGCAGGTGTGGGCACCCTGCCCCCACTAAATATAGGTTTGCTTTGCAAAACTTCGCCTCCGGCTTGAAACATACGCCTACTATAGACATCTCTCATTTAACTGCCTCCGCCAAAACCATCAGCACCCATAAAGCCACGATAAGCACCAACACCAGCTTGTAAGCCAGCCAGTCTAGGATCAATAGGCGGTCCAAAGGTAGAATCAATCCGAGTTTGAGAAGCTTCAAACCTTGGTAATAATTGTCCTATTTGACTTAAAATACCAAGCGGTCTACCTTGTTGCGCTAATTGTTGCTGGAATAGTCTATCTAATCTGGTTTGTACTAAATCTCTTGGAACTGCGCCTAACTGCATAAGTTCTGCTCTTTGTCGTGCTCCTAAATCCTGACGCTCTCTACCAAGCCCACCAAATTGAGCTCCATATCCTGCTAAGGCAGAACCAATACCTCTTGTTAGTTGAGCTCTCTGGCCACCTAAGCCTAATATATCTTGGGCAAAGCCACGTCGAGCTGCTAACTCGTCACTACCTAAACCTCGTTCAAAACCAGCAGCACGTTCTAATGCACCTCTTTGGAATTGTGATTCGGTTTGGGCACGTCGCATAGCGTCCTCAAAACCACCCTGCCTTATACCAGCGATTGCCTCACCTAAACCACGTCCTAAGCTACGACGTCTTTCGGCGGCTGACAAACGGGCACGTGAACCAAAAGCAGACTCACCCCCTGCCTGTATATCACGTGCTCTTTGTTGGATGTCTTGCATTTCGCCCGCTTGTAAGGCGTCGTCGATTGTTCTTTGCACTACTTGTTGTTCAAAAGGATTGAAAAATGCTTGGGATGATCTTGGATCAAACCCAACTAAGGATGCTCTTTGAAAGTCTCTAGCTGACGGCCCCATACGCCCTAAAGAACTCATTAAGCCACCTAAACCTGCACCTAGCTGTTGTTCAGCTTGGGCAAAGTAAGGTTGCATCTGTTCACCAGCTCTTCTTTCTGCTGCTACGGCTTCTTGTAGGGATTGTTCTTGCGCTTGTAGATAAGGTTCAAAAGCACCTATACCGCCATACGCTTGCTGTATAGCAGCTTGTTCTAAAGGAGATAGCCCGGCAGTTTGTTGAAGGGGCACTTGTTGTCCTAAAGCTTGTGCGCCCGCTGCTTGTATTTGTTGAATAAAGCCAGGGGTGTCAGCAGTTCCAAAGTATAAAGAAGCTAATCTTGGATCAGCTTGTACCTCTGTAACCTCTTGCCCTTTCTGTAAAACAGGTGTGTATTGGTTAGGCATAGCTCCATACATGTTAGGCGGTGGTGGTGCGTCTTGTACTTGCACATCGGGAGGTAAATTCACAGTTGGTTGTGGTATGTCTCGAAGATTAATAACTCCACCACTGTAATCTGCTGGTGGAGGGACTGGTCTACCGACAGCTCCGCCGTACGTGTTAGGCCCTGTTTGTTGATTGCCACTAAGACCTCCGCTATCTGCCCCGAAACCTGGTTGACCGATTACTGGCATGCCAAATGGGTCAGTTGAAAATGTAGGACCCTGCCCGGCTCCCGGTCTTATTGAAAATTTAAACCTATCCCGTAAGACCTTGCCTCCGGCTACCTTCTGTAAAGGGACGGGTCTTTCCGGTCTAGGACGACCTACCTGTTTGCCTTGAAATGATCCTGGACGGGTTCCTCCTTGAGTCTTTACATCATATCCGCCAAAAAATTGTGGAAACTGCATACCACCTTGGGGCGGACCATAATAGTTCATATCTACGTTACCCATACCAAACGGTTGTGACATTAGGCTACCCCCTCAAAGTATCTCATTAATTTCATCATATTATCTGCACCCCTTTTTCTATCTGGTTCAAGGCTTGGTATTATTTCCATTATACCGCCTTTTTTCTTATTTATTTTCATAGCACCTGCGCCTAGGTTAGCTTTTGCTGTCATTACAAATTCACCGTCTGATAACATAGCTGGTATGTCATCTGAGGTCCCTGTACCCGGTCCTATAGATTCGCCACCTTTACGCATGTCCATCACTTCACCACCTTTAGCAAAAGCATTTACAGGGTTTTGTGTTAGACCCAAATCAAAGCCTTGACTAAATGGTTGTGGCATCTGAAGCTCTGGTCGTATTAGTCTTACGTCTTTAGCACCACCAACCTCTTTTTTAGCGGCTTCTTCTGTTGCCTTGCCATATGCTGTTGCCAGAGCTGCGAATACAGGGTCTATTCCTGTTGCACTAGTAAATTTGTCTCGTAAGTTACCTGCTTGATCAAAAAGACTAAAAATACCTCCGCCGCCTGGATCTATACCTAAAATATCGTCAAAAAAATTAAATTTTCTACCTTGAGCCACATTTGAACCAGCAATACCAGCTCCAGATACTATATTTTGTAAATTTGACATGTCGCTCATTTTTAAGGCATCTGCTATATTTGTTTCGCCTGCAGCTAGCGGGGGGTTGCTTGCTAAATATTCTTGATATTGTTCTGGGGTGCCTTTAAATCCAGAAGGTACTTCGCTAGCATCAAACCCAGAAGCAGCTTCTTGTCCGCCACCAAATTTACTTCTAAAAAAATCTCTAGCTCTGCCACCAAACTTTGTACCAGTACCTGAAGCATCTGCTGTAATTTTGCCGTCTTTTATACCTATATTTGTAAAAGCATAAGCTTGGCCTAAATTACGTAGTAGAGCTAACGGGTCTTGATCTCCTTTGATTACGTTGACGGCGACTCTACCTGTATCATACATTTGGGCTGGTATCTGCCAAGGACCAGGCACGAACTTAGCCACTTTAGCTACTTTATTAACTACTGGTTTTATTTTCTTATTCCAAAACTTACCTATTTTTTTACCTAGTTTTTTCAAGAAAAACTCTGGTAAGCCTGTTGCTGGATTGATGGAGTTCATGTTGTCCCCAACCATAAGCTCTGCTACTGACGTATCGTCTTTTGCTAATATTTTTTCTATAGCTGTTTTAAGTTTAGGATTTTCGTCCAGAAAGTTTGGAGGTAAAACTACTTCGCCCGGAGTCACATGAGCTAACTCCGTATCACCAAAACGCCCCATATTTTTTATAGTTTCAAGTCTCATTATCCTATTGTTACTGTTACACTACCTAGACTACTTGTCGCACTCAGACCTGTCAAATAGGTGCGGTGCGATGTCAGGTCAATAAATTCAGTGCCATCAAACACTTGCAATACTTCCGTAGTCGTATTGAATATTAGCGTGCCAGCCTCAAACTGCGACTTATCACGATCGGTTGTATTTAATTGTAGCGTAAATGTCGGGTCAAAACTAGCCAAATTTAACTCTAAAATTCTTACTAAGCGGTTAAATGTTTCGGCTGAAACAGATTCACCCGAGGCAATAGGCAGACGTGTCGGTAATAATTTTGCCATTATCTCCTGCCATCTGGTCTAAGATCGAGCCTTGTAGCACCTAGACGCCAGCCTACTTCTGAATTACCAGCATCCCCATCATTAGATTCTAAACGCAAAACAGCTTGTCGGCCTCTGCCTCTAATGTGTGATTGTTGTGTCGTTGATGAAATTGTAGAAGTAGCTGCAGTGGATAAGCTGTCACCCGGAAAATTACGGACCTTAGTGACAATATTAAGATTGCCGCCATCAGAGTTGGACAAAAATTTAATATCAGGAATAATTTTGCGTAAGAAAGTAAATTGTTCGCCATCTCCTATATCAAAATCAGACGACTCTATAAACACCCCTGTCATCTCAGAACCGTCATCATTAAATCCTTTCTCATGTTCGTACAGTAAATTATTAGCAGTTGCCTGTGGGTATGGCTCGACCCCAGAATCCAACCAAGCATGACGTTCTAGTTGTCCATAATACCAAACACCCTCTTGATAGTTATATATCACATATCGGTCTATTTCTCTTGACGAGCTAGATGGATAGAACCAGCCCACTTCGTTTTGTTTTGTGTTAGTGAAAGCAAAAACCTTATACGCTTGTGATTGATTAAAGTCACTAAATACAAAATTTAAAACCGAACAAGGTATCTTATTTACCGTCCCATTATAAATATAAAAATTATCGTACGACATGAAATATATGCCTTGCGGTCCAGTTACTGCTGCTTTTGGTCCAATCAATCCTGTAGCTTGGTTTATCAAATTGATCGCAAAAGTAAAAGGCGGACCAACAAACTGCATACTGTAAACCGAGGTATCGGTAAATATTACAATCTCTTGTCTGGATTTAACCGCCCCTACTATTAACGACCCAGAT